GTGGAGCCAGTACGGCACCCAGTTCAAGGCCCTGGTCGAGGACGACCGCGGCTTCCGCCTCTGGGGCAACCTGCCCTCCGCGATCTACCGCGCCGAGAAGGGCGATCGCGTTACCTTCGTTGCCGCCCTCACCGCGTCGTCTGATGACGAATACTTCGGTTTTTGGAAGCGGCCCACCAAGGCCGATTTTATTGATGTTCAGGAGGCGGCGTAAGCCGCCCAAGGGGAGATAACCATGCCTGAAGCAATGATGAGCTACGATGAGTTTGTGACGCACAACAATCACATCGACCACCTCGCCACCCTGTGGCTGAAGGACCGCATCAAGTTCCGCGAGATCGATGAGCTGTGGTGCGCAATCGGTGACGGCTTTGCCGAGGTGCTCTGGGATGTCGGCGCTAGCCAGGAGCCCTTTGAAGAGGCCCTGGAGCGTGAGCTGACCGCCCGGCACTGGCCAGACATCTTCGACTACGTCGAGGCCATCGCTCAGAAGGATCGCGAGAACGGGACCTATACGCTATGAACCAGGCGATTTGGATTGTGGCCATCCTCCTCGTGGGGATGGTCGTTGCGTGCGACGACAGTTACCATCAGGCTCAGATGGAGGCAGAGCATTACACCGACATGGTGTGTAATGGTTACTGGCCTGACTATGAAGAGCGACAGCCTGACTGCGGAGCCTGGAATGGTAGAGATCCTCGGGATTGAGTGGGACGACGAGCGGGAGGCAATCGCCATCGCGATGAGGGGTGAGCCCACGGAGGAGGAGGCTAAGATGATCAATGCGCTCATGTACGCCTTTGCCGACTTCCTGGGAGACCAGATGGAGTTCGCTGGGCAGCAGGTCAGGGAGTGGCTAGAGAAGAACGGGGGGAGCATCCATTGAAGTTCAACGCATCCGATTTTAACTACCTGCTCGGTAAGCAGGACGGCTACGGGCAGCAGCCCTTTAACGTCCATGTAGGTGGGGCTTACGAGAAGGGGTATCGAGAGGGGCAGCGCCTTTATAACGAACAGAAGCAGCGTTGTTCCAAAAAGTAATATCCAATATGATGGCGGGGCTCCCCGGCGGCGGTTCCCGCCCGTTGCCCCGTCGGAGGAGCATCAGATGTTTGTGTGGATCTTTGAACGGCAACACTTCGAGGTCTGGCCCGAAGGGCGGCGTCCCCAGAAGCCGAAGATCGTTGCGTTGAGAGAGATATCGCGCGTATGCCAAAGCGAATCGATTGGACCCCAAAGCAGCAAGACGAATTCCTCGAACTGATCGCCACCGGATCTAGCATGGGCCAAGCCTGTGCCGCGTTCGATGTGGCTCCCGCAACTGTCTACCGTATGGCTATCCGTGACGCTGAGTTCCAGGCCAAGCTCACCAGGGCAAGGATGGACCAGCAGGACGCGGAGATGGACAAGATCATCGACATGGCCGACGAGGCCAGCACGGATGATTGGCAGGTGGTCAAGCTCCGTATCTGGGCACGGCAATGGCGAGCAGCCAAGCTAGCGCCCAAGAAGTATGGCGAGCGGAAGGTGATCGCTGGCGACGAAGAAGCCCCTTTAACGGTGCAGAGGATCGAACGTGTCGTCGTTGGCGATTGATACGACGCTACGCATCGAGACCCCGCGGTGGGCTGTCCCCCTCTTTGAGCCTGCTCGCTACAAGGCCGCGCACGGTGGCCGGGGCTCTGGCAAGTCGCACTTCTTCGCCGAGATGCTCATCGAGGAGCACATCATGGACCCCAACCGGCGCACGGTCTGCGTCCGGGAGGTCCAGAAGAGCCTGGCTCAGTCCGTCAAGCGGCTGTTAGAAGACAAGATCAAGAAGCTCGGCGTGGAGTCCGCGTTCATCGTTCAAGAATCGATGATCAAGAGCGCTCACGGCTCGGGCATCATCATCTTCCAGGGGATGCAGAACCACACAAGCGACAGCATCAAGTCCCTTGAGGGCTATGACTGCGCCTGGGTGGAGGAGGCTCAGAGCCTCTCACAGCGCTCCCTGGACCTATTGCGCCCCACTATCCGTAAGGAAGGCTCCCAGCTCTGGTTCACCTGGAACCCAAGCCTAGAGACGGACCCGGTAGACGTACTGCTCAGGGGCGAGAAGCCTCCGCCCGATGCGACCGTGCTTGAGGTCAACTATCAGGACAATCCGTGGTTCCCGGATGTTCTCAAGGCAGAGATGGAGTACGACCGGGGGCGTGACTACGAGAAGTACGAGCACGTCTGGCTCGGTAGGTACGTCCAGAACAGCAGCACCCGCGTCTTTAAGAACTGGTGCGTAGAGGACTTTGAGACGCCCTCAGACGCTACCCTGCGCTTTGGGGCTGACTGGGGCTTTGCCTCTGACCCCACGGTGCTGATTCGGTGCTTTATCGATGGACGCACGCTCTACGTTGACCATGAAGCGTATATGGTGGGCTGTGAGATCGTGAACACGCCCGAGCTGTTCTTCCAGATCCCTGAGTCCGAGAAGTGGCCCATTGTGGCTGACAGCGCCAGGCCGGAGACGATAAGCTACATGAGGTCTCACGGCTTCCCGAAGATCATGGCGGCTGTGAAGGGTCCGAAGAGCCTGGAAGAGGGGGTTGAGTGGCTCAAGAGCTACGACATCGTGGTGCATCCGAGGTGCCAGCACACCATCGACGAATTAACCATGTACAGCTACAAGAAAGACGCGCTCACAGACGCTGTGCTGCCCGTCCTCGAGGACAAGGACAATCACCTGATCGACGCACTGAGATACGCTTGCGAGTCCGTGAGGCGGACACAGAAGGCGTCGAAGCCGACACACGTTGAGCCGTTGCCCACGATCAATCGTTGGTAGATAATGGCTTGACTTTCATAGTGGGGCCTGATCAATGGCACGAATGACGAAAGAGCAGCGGCTTGCCTTTGTGCATCAAGAGGCGCTGAACGAGTTTGACAACGCTCAGTCTCCGGTAAGGGACGAGCGCCTTCAGTGCCTACAGGACCGCCGGTTCTATTCAATCGCCGGGGCTCAGTGGGAAGGGCCGCTCGAGGAGCAGTTCGAGAACAAGCCCCGCTTTGAGGTGAACAAGATCCACCTCTCGGTTATGAGAATTATCAACGAGTATCGGAACAACCGGATTGCCGTTGACTTCCTACCCCGCGAACCCGAATACGACAACCTGGCCGACACCCTAGACGGCCTGTTCCGCGCTGACTGCCACGATTCTTGTGCCGATGAAGCCTTCGACAACGCCTTCGAGGAGGCTGTGGGAGGGGGCTTTGGCGCCTTCCGTTTGCGTACTGAGTACGAGGACGAGGAGGACGAGGACAACGAGCACCAGCGTATCGGCATTGAGCCTATCTTCGACGCGGACAGTTCTGTCTTCTTCGACGTTGATGCCCGGAGACAGGATAAGGCGGACGCACGCTTCTGCTTTGTGATCTATGCCATGACGCGGGAGGCCTATGCCGAGGCGTATGACGACGATCCTTCCGACTGGCCGAAGGAGATCACCCAGGTAGAGTTCGACTGGTGCACGCCTGACGTGGTGTACATCGCTGAGTACTACAAGGTGGAAGAGGTCACGGAGACCCTTCGCATCTATGAGGCGATTGATGGGACCGAAGAGAAGTATCGCCAGTCTGACTTCGACGCTGACCCTGAATTAGAAGACAAGCTGTCGGCTATTGGGTCCATCGAGGTCCGTAAGCGCCGCGTTAAGCGTAAGAGAGTACACAAGTACCTCATGTCTGGCGGGAAGGTCTTAGAGGATCTCGGCTACATCGCTGGCAAGTGCATCCCGATCATCCCTGTCTACGGTAAGCGCTGGGTGGTGGATAACGTTGAGCGGTGCATGGGGCACGTTCGTCTCGCTAAGGACGCTCAGCGCCTCAAGAATATGCAGCTTTCCAAGCTGGCGGAGGTCGCCGCGTTAGGCTCTGTCGAGAAGCCCATCCTGTTACCTGAACAAGTAGCAGGGCACCAGATGATGTGGGCCGAGGACAACCTCAAGGACTACCCGTATCTCCTCGTGAATCCCATCACGGGACCGAATGGCGAGACGCAGGCCGCTGGCCCTGTCGCCTACACCCGCTCCCCGCAGATCCCTCAAGCCCTGGCTGGTCTGCTACAGGCCACAGAGGCGGACATGACGGACATTCTTGGGTCTCAAGGCGAGGCCGACAAGATGGTGTCGAACATCTCCGGGAAGGCCGTTGAGCTTATCCAGGAGCGGATCGACAAGCAGGCCTATATCTACATGAGCAACTTCGGCAAGGCCATGCAGCGCTGCGGTGAGGTCTGGCTGTCGATGGCTCAAGAGGTCTATACGGAAGAGAAGCGGCGCATGAAGACCGTCTCCGAGGAGATGGAGATCGGCTCCATTGAGCTTATGACGCCCACCCTCTCCGAAGTTGGCGAAGTCGAGTACGAGAACGACCTGTCCGACGCCAAGATGGACGTCTTCGTGGACGTTGGTCCTACGAGTGAGTCCAAGCGAGCTTCTACGGTCCGGGCATTGACCGGCATGATGGCGATTACGCAAGACCCGCAAACGATGCAGGTGCTGTCTGCCCTATCTCTTATGAACATGGAAGGCGAAGGGCTCTCCGACGTTCGGAAGTATTTCCGCAATCAACTCGTCCAGATGGGTGCGGTGGAGCCGACCGAGGAAGAGCAGCAGCAGATGATGGCTGCTCAGCAATCAGCCCAGCAGCAGGAAGACCCGAACGCGGTATTCCTGAAGGCTGCGGCGGAAGAGGCTGTGGCGAAGGCTCAGAAGGCTCGCGCTGACGTGATCGAGACCATCGCTGACGCGGAGTACAAGCAGGCCCGTGCGGCAGAGACGTACTCCAAGATCGACAACGATGCAGAACGCCTGACCCTTGATTCGACGGAACAGGTAGCGAGGTTAATCCGTGGCCAACCCTCTCGTTAATGCAGCCATCCGCCGCCTAGTACAGGCGGGCTTCCCAGAGGGCACGGCGCGGAAGATCGCAACGGGCGAGCTGTCGATGGACCCGGCTGCAAAGGCGGCGAGGATGTCCGAGCAGGGGTATTTCGATATTTATCACGGCGGCGCTGGTGATATTTCGGCGTTTGATCCGGCAACGTTTGGCGGAAGCACGACCGGCGCAAAAAGCGCGCAGATGGCGACCTGGGGCGTTGATGATCCTAGGGTGGCCGAGACGTATGCTCGATATGCCGGGGAAGATGTCCCGATCCAGCGGCTGATTCAAGAGGCGGATGCTGCTGGGCGTAGGGGTGATTTCGACCTGCAAGAACGGCTTTATCTGCAAGCTGAAGCGCTAGAGCAAAGCGGCGAGCTGGTCGGCGGTGGTGGTCAAAACGTCATGCCCCTCATGGCTAGAGGCAACTACCTCGACAAGGATGCGAAGGGCGGAACGCTTTCGGACCTAGATGAAGGGCAGATCGCACAATGGGTTCAGGAAGCCAAAGATAAAGGCTATGACGGGGTTCGCATTCGCGATTTCAGCGACAATGCGGACTACGGGGTTTATCTGCCTGCTACGCACTATGGAATCACAGACCCCACGAAGATTCGCTCCCGATTCGCCGCCTTTGACCCTGACGAGCTTGATAACCCCAACATCCTTGCTGGTCTAGGCGCGGCAGGCGTTGGTGCAGGACTGATGGCCCCGGAAGAGGCAGAGGCGGCTGGTCTGGGCTCGCTTATCCGCAGGGGCATTCCTCAATCCACGGCCCAGAAGATTGTCTCAGGCGAACTGCCAATGGATCTTGGGTCGCGGATGGCGCGCGCTAAAGAACAACGCAAAACCCAGCGCCTATACCATGCGGGCAGCCCCGAGCTTGCGGAGTCGTTAGAGCTAGACCCTGACGCAGGCCGCTTTGGGAGGGCAGGCAGCGGCACATGGATGAGCCCGGAACCAATCTTGGCGAATACCTATATGCCCGGCGACATCAGCGAGTCAGGGACCATGTATCAAATGGTGGTTGACGATTCGCGGTTCCCGACTGTCTTCGGGCGAGGCAACTGGGACGATGTAGAAGGCGTCCTGATGGGGCCAGACGGCGAAGTCATTCTTGACGATGTTAGTGGCTCAACCAATGACATTGCCCGCAAGGTACGGGAGATGGGCTACCCAGGCCTTATCTTTAACGGGATTACGGACGTTGGGCCAAACTATCGTGCCGCCAAGCGGTCTTCGGAGATGGTGGCGGAGCAGTATGGAATGGACCCCGCAGACCTCCTCCGGGAGAGCATTGGAGACGCTGCAGATTACGAGGTCTATACCGTATTTGACCCGAGCGTAGCTAGGCTGCCTAGCGCGGCGTTCGACCCTGATCAGGCGTCATCTGGAAACCTGATGGCAGGCATTGGTGCTGGGGCGGTCGGGGCAGGCCTTATGGCGCCTGATCGCGCAGAGGCGTCTGTGGTGTCGCCGTTCGATTCTGCCGAGCCTTTTATGACGCCTGAGCAGTACGAGGCAGAAGATCTTGCCGCCAGCAGGTCTGTCAGATCGCCCCTAGAGCGCCCAGAAGCCGCTGAGAGACGCGCAAACGCCCGAGCGGTAGCTGTGGCCAGCGATACGCTAGAACGCCTCAGACGCGAACGTGGGCCCTCTGTGTCGCCCCTGGACGATACGTCCGTTTATCGCCTCGGCGCTTACCTGACCGAGAACCGTCCAAGCGAGATGGATACCGTGCAGCGCGCACTTCAGAACCTAGGTGAACTGCAAGGGGTAGGTGAATGGCTGCGGACTGTCGGTGAGGGCCAGCGGACAACGACCATGCAGGACATCAACGCGGCACTAGATATTGTGCCCCTATAACGCGATTGCATAAAGATATGGGGTTTTATAAGATTCGACTACGGCATCCGCCCAGCCGTCCAATGGGTGAGTCTTGTAGGGGTTTGAAATGAACGATTTGGCAGAACAGATCGAGGAAGAGGTCTATGAAGACGAAGAAAATGTGCTCAGCGAAGCCGGGGATGAAGAAGTCGAAGAGCTACAGCTCGACGATGACGCAGAACCGTCGGACGAGCCGTCGGAGCCGGTAGAAGCCGAGGCCGAAGAGTCTGAAGACGATCTAATTGTTTCGATTGACGGGGAGTCGCCAGCCCCAGAGGAAGCAGCACCGGAATGGGTGCGCGACCTGCGCAAGCAGCACCGAGAGCAGAAGCGTAGGAACCGTGAACTAGAGCAAGAACTTGAGCAGATGCGGAGCCAGGGCCAACGAGCCCAGCCGCTAGGGCCTAAGCCCACCCTCGAGGTCTATGACTACGACACGGACAAATACGAGAAGGCTCTTGCTGACTGGTTTGACAGGAAGCGTAGGCATGACGCGGAGCAGGAGACTGCCCAACGTCAGCAGCAGGCCATTGAAGAGGCCTGGACCGCTAAACAGCAGGAGTATTTCCGCCGCAAGGAGGCGATGAAGGCCAAGGACTTCGATGACGCGGAGGATACCGTTAAGGACATCCTGAACGTCACGCAGCAAGGCATCATCGTCAAAGGCGCGGAGAACCCTGAGTTCGTGGTTTATGCCCTAGGGAAGAACCCAAAGAAGGCGCAGGAGCTTGCTCAGATTGATGACCCCATTGACTTCGCGTTTGCGATCAGCAAATTGGAGAGCAAATTGAAGATTGCAACGAAGAAGTCGGCACCCCCGCCCGAGAAGACGGTCAAAGGTACTGGCCGCGTATCGGGTTCGGTGGACTCAACCCTTGAACGGCTGCGAGCTGAAGCAGAGAAGACCGGCGATTATTCAAAGGTCATGCGCTACAAGAAACAGCTCAAGGCAACCAAATAAACTTAGGAGGCCATCATGGCTAATGCATTTTCCAAGGAAGAGCGCGTCGCGTTCGAGGATCTCCTCGAAGGCTTCAACGATGCCCTAATCCTTTCCCGCAACGTGAGTGTGTACAGCACCGACTCTGCAATGATGGAGCGCGCACGCGACACCATCTGGCGTCCGATGCCCTACATCGCTCAGTCCATCAACGCTACCGCTGGTAGCTCCATCGCTGGTTCCTACCAGGACATGACCCAGCTTTCTGTGCCCGCCACCCTGGGCTACAGCAAGGCAGTCCCCTGGACGATGACCACGCTGGAACTCCGTGACGCTCTGCAAGAGGGTCGTCTGGGCACGGCTGCACGTCAGAAGCTCGCTTCCGACATCAACACCGCCGTCCTCGACGTTGCCGCTAACCAGGGCACGCTCGTTGTGACCACCACCACCCCGGCTGGTGACTACGACGACGTTGCACTGTGCGACAGCCTCATGAACGAGCAAGGTGTGCCGGACTTCGACCGCTACCTGGCCCTCTCCAGCCGCGACTACAACGGCATGGCAGGCAACCTGGCAGCAGCTACCCGCTCCTTCGGGAACAACAAGTCTGACTCCGCCTACGAGCGCAGCCAGGTGGGTATGGTCGCTGGCTTCGACACCTACAAGCTCGACGTGGCCAAGCGGATCACGGCTCAGGCAGCTACCCCGACGGTCGATACGACCTC